ACTAACTGACTAAAGGTTTTGAAGTCCATTCCTACTACGTTTTGAATAGACTTGAAAGTATTAGTAGCAGTATGTGAGGAGATGTCTTCTCCATCACAAGTTAAGACCACTTTAATACTTGCCTTTCTTCCTACCGTTATATTATAAACTCTGTCATCTACTTCGAAATCTAAGGATATGGTGTACCCATTTTCATTGTTGTTTCTATTAACAATGTCCACTTTCTTAATACCTTTAGAGTTCTTATTAAACAAGGCCTCTTCAATCAATAAAGGTATGGAACTCTTGCCCGTACCATTGGTACCTACTAACTGTACGATTAAGTCTTTTTCTAGGTCTAATACATTATCTACTCCATAAGAGAAACAGTTAGACCATTTTAGTTTTTTAAGTATAATCATGATACACTCCTAGAACCTCTTTTACTTTCTTTTCGTTTAATCCCATAATAAACTGTAAGTATTCAGACAGCTCATCCTCTAGAGTCATTTCTGGAGTTAGTATAAGTGCTGAGTCATTATGCCTCTTTATTAACTTTTTGTCTAACAGTTCGTTGTCTTTATCTACTTTCACTAAGTCACTTACATCCCCTTCTAGCTCATATATAGTGTGGTGATAGTTAGTTCTAATCATTTGATCAGGATGACTAACTGTTTGTCTAATAAGTTGGGGTAATTTTAGTTTAAGCCAAGACCACTCCATAGTGTCACTTTCGAATAATAATACTCCTGTATCTACAGGGTTTCTATGGAAAGAGGTAGTAACTGGGCTTCCAGGGTATACTATGTTACCTTGTGAGTTAGAGTGCGAGTGTAAGTCCCCCGCTATAACTAGCTCCCAGCCCTCTAGTTTCTTCAAGTCAATTTCAGGACTTACGTGTGGAGGTATCTCCCCTCTTACATGTGTAAATAAAGTACGTCCTGAGAAGTTTTCTGCGTCGAATTTTTTTAGCTTATTGTAAGGGATAAAGTCCATATCTTCTAACTTGTAATAGTCGTCAATAATCTCCACTAGAGGGTTTATAGCTTTAGTAACATCCTTTAAATTAGTAAAGAATGACGTATCCTTCTTTACTGCTTCGTGGTTCCCTGGGTAGATAATAGTCCTTATACTAATATCTTTTATGTACTTGAAGTATAAGCTCAACTCGTCTAACGTAGGCATCCTATCAAACAGGTCTCCGCCAATAACGTGGAGGTCTACTGTCTTTTCCAACTTATATAGTTCTGCAAATAGCAGCTCGTACCTATTAGTCGCCCACTCCCGTGGTACGCTTTTCTGTCCTAACTTAATGTGCCAATCCGCTGTGAATAAAATCTTCATTGTTATTTCCTATATGCGATAAAAAGCCCCATATGCAGGGGCTTCCTTATTTCTAGTGACTTACAGTAGTTCAGTAACTTCCTCTGCAACTTCTGCCGGTACATTATCAGAACCACCATTCTCAAGGATTCTAGTTTCAATGAACTCCTTCTGCTGGTCTGCTGATGGACGACTAATAACGTCGTCAATGTTAGGCAACTCTTTAGTAGCCTCTAACTCTGTTTCATTTAATGGGCGTACTTTACATTTTAATACTTGTAAAGTGTATTCTACATTAAAAGGTAGAGGACCAGTCTTTTGCTTCTTAAATGCTAAGTCCCAGCCAGTTACTGGGTCCGTAGGGTCTCCTAAGTCTTCTGCTGCTACCATTACTGCTTCAAATAACTTCTTTTTAAGGTTAAGCACTTTAACTTTACCGTCATCGGGGTCAATACACTGTACTGCATACGCCCATGAACATTTCATATCTGTATGGTAGTGTCTTACCCAGTCCTTTTCAATATTTGTAAATTGTTCTTTATCTCTGTCAAACCCTAAGCACTCCATAGGGACACGCTTACCGTCTGCTGTTGTTACCCAATAAACATATCTAGGAAGAACGTCTCCTACTATGCGAACAACATTGTTGCCTTCTTTATATGTGTATGCGTCTACTGAAGACTTCTTTGCTTTACCTGTTACATTGCCAAATTTAATTGCCATATTCTTTTTCCTCGTAATAAAATGTTATATTATCTTGCTCATCAAGTTCTAATAGTGGATTGTCCTCTATATCTTTCCGAGTTATCTCTGTGTATCTATATGGTAAGGTTGCTACGCCCTGCCACTTGTAATCTAAGTAATTTCTATAGCTTGCTAGTTCCATATAGGCAACCATCTGTTCTAGAGTTACTTGAAGTTTATTCTTAAATATCGCTTTAGGATTTAGTAAAAAACTATCTCCAGTTATATCTTGTCCGTAAAACCTGTTTAAACTTTTATTNTTTTTAGGCATTTTAATACTATAAGTATAGATAACCATNAACCTTATTGTATTTTTAGTTACACCTTTGCTAAGTTTAAGCACCTTTTCCCAGTCGTAAAATATCAACTTAAATCTCCATTTTCGAATTTATATTATACCAATATTTAACCTATTTGTCAAGTATTATTTTTTATAGGTATAGCATTAAACCTTCTTTTCTATATACTCCGTGCCCTTGTAAAGTTACTCGTATATCATCTGAAAAGGTAGGTACCTCATTAGCTACTTGATGTAGGGTTTGGCCATCATGTATATATAGAGTGCCAATCTTATACTCCTCGTACTTCTTATTAAAGTCTACCCAGTTTTTAAATATGGGAGGTAGATTCTCGTATAATGAGGAGATGTCTTGTGGAGGCTTATTCCCTTTAATTAACCTTAAAGCTTCATCTTCTAGCCAGTAGTTCATACCTCCTCCATTTCTAGGCATAGATAAAGCCAAAGTAAATGTTATGGGTCTGTCCATATCAAACTTAAAAGGGAACTCTGAAGTTATATGAGGGGCGTCTAGGTGTATAGAGCCTCCGAACCTAGTTCCGTACAGCATAGATTCTCTACCTCTGAATACATGGAAGCCCGGGAAGGCGTAGTCGGGGTCTAAAAATGCTTCTGTGCCTAACTCTTCAGAGATAACCTCTGATACCATATTAATAATATCTGAGAAATGCTTTAGTAGTAACTCATTATCATTATTTGTGTGGGCAGCAGGTCCGTCTAAATATGCCGCCGCTCCTAATGTATAAAAATCGGGGTATGCAGGGGAAACAAATCCATCTTCACCATAATACTGATTACGCACTATCCAGTGTTCTTCTAAGGATAGGACCTTATCTACTAGAACCTTGCACTCTTCTGCGGTTATTAAATCTATTTTTGCTATCATCCTGCTACCACCTTAATATCATATCCTTGTTTAATATATACTGCTGAACGCGCTTTAGCCTGTCTTGCAGCAGTATTACCCTTTAAATGAATATCTAGTAATACAGGCTGTACCTTGCCCTCCATTTTTCTAATGACTCTACCTATCAACTGCGTTAATAAGGGCTCATTATTGATTGGAGTACCCAAAATGAGACAACTAAGCTCATTAACTGAGATACCCTCACTGAAGATGCTTTGAGACCCGTATAGGATATCTGCTTCTCCATTTCTAATCTTGTCCAACTCTTCGTCTCTTTGTTCATGTGGTAGCTCTCCTGTAATACATATTGCATTATTTCCGGTTAGGTCGGCGCACCTGTTAAGAAACTGGACCCTATCACTTACTACCAATACTTTATGGCCTTTTGCTGCATACACTGAAGCAAGTTGTGCAATCATCTTCTGATAGTTCTCGTCATATGCCACCTGATTAACTCTCTTAGCCCAGGGAAGTTTTGCACTATCGGGGAACCGCGTCTCCGACTTAACTAATACAACTCTAGGGGTTATGTAGTTCTCTTTAGGAGGTTGGTGAACATCATATCCAAAGTAATCATTAAATATAATATGTTTACCATCTTTACGTTGAAGTGTACCACTTAGTCCTATCTTATATCTAGCGCTACACTTATCAATTATATTAGAAAATGTAGGTGCGCTTACGTGATGCATTTCATCCAAAATTATTGTTCCAAACATTTTTTGAATTTCTGTCATTTTCTTGCTAAGAGTTTGTACATTAGATACAACAATTATCGGGTCAGTATCAAACTTTCCACTTCCAATGACTCCTGGAACAATGCCCAAACACTTTTCTATTTCATCTTCCCACTGCTTTCTTAACGCTAATGTATGTACTACAACTAAGGTCTTCTGCCCCAACTTGGCAGCAATAGCTATCGCTGTAAAAGTCTTACCCCAACTTACAAAAGCGTTTATAATTGCGTTGTCCTCAACTTCGTTGTAAACTTTGGCTTGGCTATCCCGAAGGTCAAATTTGAAATCGGGAAAAGTTACCGGCACTAAAGTTCTTTTATCAATTATTTCAAAGTCCTCAGGTATTAAATCCATTCTACCCATTGGAACTGTTATTAACTTACTACTAATCCTACCCATATTCTTAATTATAGTAGGAGGCTCCATTGGATTGTAAGAAGGAATTGAATATGTCAATTCCTGGTCTATAAGTTTCTGTCGTTTAGCGTCAGCGGACATATAGATTCTATTTGATAAAATTGCCTTTCCGCTCATATTTTCCTTTTAGTGTCTTTTAGTTTCTCGGTGGTTACTTCGTATAGTAAATAACCTCTATCAATGTGTAATAACCCTGCATACTCCGCTTCTAAGTTAAGTTTACCTGCTACTTCAAAGAAAGCAGGAACTCCTTTAACCTTAAATATAGTAGTCGTATCTGTGTATTTTTTAGATATTATTTTTCTATATACTAGAGGGTGAAATACACTCTTCTTATAATTGTATATTTTACCCTCAAAGTCAATAAAGTGTAACATCTTGGAAGCTAGTAAGTCTTTAAAGTTCCACACCGCTTTCCTTAGTGGATAAACTTTATAATCCTTCATACTCTTAATAGCAACTCTACGCATAGGAAAGGACAGAGTCTTATCGGCTAAATCTATTCTTCTAATACCATATCTATCCGTTATTAGGCCCTCTCCGATGTGCTCATGATTACGTATAGTCCAAACAGGCCAATGTATATTAGAGAAACTCTGGGTACTGTTTGTCAAATTTCCCAAAGGCATAGTCTTCTCCAATATCTAAATCTACTCCGATTGGCTGTCCTGGTATAGAACAACCACGATCTTTCTGAGTAAAGTCGGCCATAACCTTAGATACCTCTTCAATATCTTTATCTGCCACTTCTAGTACTAAAGAGTCATGTACTAACGCTATGATTTTAGCATCAACATCACTGTCTTTAATCCATTGATTTAGCTCAATACCGGCAAGAAGATTGATGTCACTAGCCACAGACTGGATAAGGAAATTAATGCCGCTACGCACTTCGTGTGATGCAACACCTTTGTCATTACTAAATACGTTGCCAAGGCGACGCTTACGTCCGAGAATACTGTATATATATCCATTTGCTTCTATGTCCTCCTTAGACATTTTCAACCAATCCTTTAGTCTAGGAAAGGTTCTAAAATACTTAGCGATTGTATCTTTCGCTTGTTGAATAGAAAAAGGTCTACCACTATCTTTAGTTACGGTCTCAGCTACTTTAGCGGGACCACTGCCATACATAATACCAAAAGTAATAGCTTTTGCAGCTTGTCTCTGTGTTGGGGCTTCGCTCTTAATATCAGCTACATCGTGAGGTAGCTGAAATACCATCTTAGCTACCGTAGAGTGTAAGTCTCCCCCACTTTTAAATACATCTTGTAACTTCTTGTCATCACTTAGGATTGCCGCAACATATACCTCTGCAGTTGCTAAATCCTGTTGTAATATCTTGTACCCAGGTTTTGCCTTAATACACCCTTTAACTGCCGCATTATCACGAGGCAACTGTTGCATATTAATCTTACCAGAACTAGATAGTCTGCCCGATGTAGTGGAGGTTAAATTAAAACCTGTTCTAATTCTACTATCTTTGTCTAAAGCAGGTATAATCTTATCTAAGTATGTATTCTTAATCTTAGACTTCTGCCTAATATCTAATATTACTCCCGGGATAGGGTGTTCTTCAGATAACTTCTTTAGAACTTCCGCATCAGTAGAAGCAGCTCCAGTACCTGTAAGCTTCCCAGTAGGAGTAAGCTCAAGGTAGTCAAACAATAGTATCCGGAGTTGCTGCGTACTATTAGGGTTGAAGATTTTACCCTGCTCTTCCTCAAAGAGGTGTACTTCTTTATATCCATATAATTTCTCTTTCGCCTCTTGGATTTCTGTCTCCATTAAGCCTTGTACTTTCTGCAACCTTGGTAGGTCAAAAGGTACACCATTTTCTTCAACATCTTTCAAGAATAGCATACCTGGAACCATAAGTTCTTTGTACACTTTCTTTAGTTGAACATTCTTTACAATCTTTTTCACAAACATCTGGTATAGGTCATAAGTTACTGCAGTATCAATCGCAGCATACTCGTACATAATATCAAAAGGTATTAAGTCATAGCTAAAATCCCCTTTCAGTATCTTGTGTTCCCTACAATAGTTAGTCTTGAACTCATCTAACGCTTTGTCGTAATCTCCATACTCTGTGTACTTCATTGCGAGTTGCTTGAGTCCGTGAGATCCTTGTGTCTCGTCCAAAACGTAGTGCATAAGCATTGTATCTGATACGTTTGGAAACTTAAAATCAAAGTGATATTCAAGCATCTTTAAGTCGAACTTAGCGTTATGGAATACTACTAGTCTATTGGAAAAGATATCTTGCAACAATCTTTCAGTAGTTTCTCCAATACATTCGGTAGATATGTAAACACCTTGTTTACTCTTATGTGAAATGCTAATGCCCAGTACGTAGCCGTCTCTCGGGTATAAAGCCGTTGTTTCCGTGTCGCAAGCAATAAATTTAACTGCATCATCCGCAAGTACCGACATAAGATATTCGTTTGCTCTTTCTTCATCTACTATCCCCTCAAAATCTCCCGTAACTGTCGGTGGTTTCTCCCCCGACACATAATTATGTAATTTCTCACACGCTCTATCAAATAAAGGTTTTGCCTCTGGTTTGAAACTAAGCATTGCTGGGTTGATCATTGGTATAAATTTATCATCTACTAAATGACCTGCAAACTCTGTTACTGATCCAATCCCTCCGATGAACTTACTGGCTTCGGAGCCTATTAATATAACGTATTCGTAAGAGTCTGAATCAAACTCTAAGTCTACGTCTCTTTTTAGTAACTTCTTTACTTTCTTAGATGATAAATGATAATTATCAAATTCAAAGTTAAAGTACCTACTGTA